GGATCGCATCGAACTCCTTTACGAGTTCCCCAAGGTGATCACGGGCGGATTGTGTCCCAGAGTTCCCAGGAACCTCCACGTCATCCGCAATGAGGATGTCGGCACGACTACCAGTCATACCACCGGTGACACCTACAGACTTCACAGAGGGGCTGTGGTCAGGCTTCGCAGGGCCCACGTCGAAAGACAGACTGGAGTCCCGTTGACCCTTCCTTGGCTTCAGCTCGTGAAGGAACGGTAGGAGGTCGATGATACGCTTGATGAACACCGAGTTAGCATCCGCTCGGTCCTTGTTCGCAGACACGATCATGATCTTCAGGTCTGGGTTGTTCCACAGCTTCCACACCACGAAGGCACAGGTGATGAAGGACTTCCCAATGCCTCGAAAGGCCTGAAGGATGAAGCGTCGTGAATCGCCAGCAGCCAACTTCTTGGACATGCTGATTTGCTGCTTCGTAGGAATAGGTAGACTAAGAGCAGCCCACAGAACGAAGAGGAAGGCCACGAAGGAACCCTTGAGTAACCGGATGTCCTTGCTATCGACCTTATCCGGCTTCATTGAGGGTCACCCGGCCACCGAGGAACCCTGGCGATAATACGCTTGATGGCCTCTTCAGTAGCCTTGTTGCGCTCGTGTAGCTCCTTACGGGCCTTGAAGTCAGCCATGCTGAATACTTTAGCTGTCATTGGGTCACCTCCTTCAGGGACTCTTGGAGCGCCTTCACTTGTCGGTCGGCGTCTTGGGTGATTCCGATAAGAGCTTCAGAAGTCTCTCGGTGTAGTTCGGCTCGACCATCAGCGAGGCCTCGATTGTGTGCTTGGACTTCGGCAACTGTGACATCTGCGAGCCGGACTGACAGCCGTACATTAGACTCAGTAAGGCGATCAACAGTGCTTGAGGCAGTGCCCTTAGTCCTTTTCTGATCTTCAGCCCAGGCTTTGGCCGTGGCGTCGAGTTTTGCTTGGACTTCATCGCGCTCTCCTTGAATTCTGATAACTTCGCTGGACTGTTCCCCAGCACATTTTAACGTAGCGGCAGATGAACCGTGAGAGTTCCCATAAAGGAACCCTCCCAGTACCAGTGCGGCCACCATTGCGAGTCGGATCAGCACTGTCTGGAGCATTAATGTGCCACTCCATTCAGGTCTTCCAGCTCCATGTCCCGGAACGCATCCAGGGCAGCTTGCAGTTCACCAAGGTCACCCTCTTCGACCATCAGGCTGGACAGCTTGAAGTTGTGTCGGTCGAGGAACTTGGAGACGGCGTTGTACAACTGTGGGGTCCGGCGTTCATCTTCACGGAGGTCGTTGAGTAGAGCACGAGCCATCTCGGTGTCAATGAGTTCCAGCAGGACCTCAAGGGCGTTACGCTTTGCCATCAGGGGTCTCCTTGTCTTTACGGCGCTCTTCGCGCACAGTCTTCCAGATCACCAAGAACATCTGCACGAGTGTGTAGACAATGGTGACGATATAAAACAGCTCGTTCAGGGTCAGTCCCTTCAGCGTGGCTATGGTGTCAGCGCCAATTGCGCCAACGATGGGGAGCGCCTTGACGACCCCCTCATTGTGATCCATGGGACCTCCTTTAGTTAAGCAGCACGGCCATAGGCGCGCCACTGGAATGCAGTCAAGTTAGAGTGTCCTGAATAGATAGAGAAACCAGTCAGGGTGATTCCGTTCACAACGGTGTTTGCCTCACCAGCTCCACCGCGCTGCGCAGTTGCCTGAACGTAGATTTGAGGGGACTGACCAGTGAACGCCTTAGGAAACGTATATGGATACGCCGCGCCTGCGTTGATTGGGGCTGTTACTCCCCAGCATGTGAGCCAACCATCTTCATCGATGGTCCAGCCATTCTGTGAGTCTCCACCACTGGAGCGCTTACCAGCAATGTTGTAGTAAGTCCCAAGAGGGTCTCCCCATCTGAGGGCACCGTTTACTCCCATGAACAGCTTTGCAGCAAACTTGTTGGGCCAGTGCATAGTGATAGCTGGGCCGTCCCCTTCAGCGACAGAACTAAGCACAGAGTTGATCTCAATCGCACCACCATAGCCGCCAGCCGCGTTACCTTTGGTCCTGACAACTGGTGCTGATAGAGTACCAACACCGACGATAGTCAGCTTGCTTGCAGGGTCAAATGTGTTAGATGTCCACACACGATATCCAGCCTCAGTCATTTGGTTCGTGGCAGCTACGTTACGGGCCGAGACTGTGTTGTTAGGGGCAACAAGGTTCGCCTGTACAGTGATGTCACCAGCCACACGCGGAGTGATGGTATTTGTGGCAATAGTCTGAGCATCAAGGCCCCAGCCATCATTCCACGACACGAATGGGCTCGTTACAGTCTTAAGTGTCGCCATGAATGAATTGGCGTTGCCCAGCTTGTCAGCCTCTGTCTTGGCACGGTTCGCCTCAGTGAGAGCGTTGGAAGCTGAGAGGGCACTCGCTGTTGCACTTGCGGACGACTTCATGGCGTAGTGAAAGCTCGAATACAGACCACTCGCCACCACTGAGTTCTCAGCCTTGTTCGACCAGTCCTTTGACAGGTTCTCGGATGCCTTCGAGTTGGTCTCGGATGTCTTCGAGTTGGTCTCGGATGTCTTCGAGTTGGTCTCGGATGTCTTTGCAGCGTTCTGGCTCGCAAGTGCAGCGTTCTGGCTCGCAAGTGCAGCCGCTGCACGGGCTGTAGACAGTGATGCCTGGGTAGTTGATATACCAGCCTGGACAGTAGCCACGTTAGCCTGATTGAGAGCAGAGCCTGCCCACAACTGGTTCTGGTTCAATGTGACAGCATCACCTGGGTCAACAGCATCAGCGAGGTTCACAATGCGACGACCCCGTGCATCAAGGTTGCCATCGTTGTTCACACCGATAGTGTCAGTGGCAATGTCACGCCCTTCTTCAGCAATGTGAAGAGCCTGGACTGTTGCAGTGTTCAGGTCAGAGGCGCGCAGGATAGAGCCGTCACTGAAGTCAACCAGTCGCTCAGTTGCAGACGTGACACGCTTGATCTCCATCAGAGTGTAACCCTGAGATACACCCCAAGCCAGAGTGGTGGTCACGATGGTCCGTTGAGTGAACCGGTAGTCCACGTTGAGCACCAGCTCCTTACGGTCCACGCCGATCAAGGTCAGAACCACGAACTTCCGTGCGAGGTACTCGAAGGGGATCTCGAAGTCCTTATTGGACCCGTCAAGTGCTACCGTCTTGACTGTTTTTGGTGCAGCCATAGTGGCCTCCTTAGAAAGTGGTGGGTGCCTGATTGTGAGCGCACCCTGTTATTGTGAGGGCTTTTACCGGGCCTCGATACCGTTGGACTCCATGATCTTCATGAACAGGTACTGGGTCGCAGGGTCGTTAGGGATCACGCCTCTGAGGCCGTTGTAGAAGCTGTTCATGTACGCTTGGTCACCACGACGATCATCAGTCTTAGCAGCTCCTACAGCCGAGTGGACAGCCTGACCAGCACTAAGGGCCCATGAGGCCGCTGGAACTTGGTCAACCACACCGGACAGGAAGTCCTGCACACGGTCATCCTTAGAGGCACCGTACTTGATCGCCCCTTTCTCACGCTGGGACTTAGGCCGTGGAGTGATTGAGGTGCGTACCATACGGGCCTGATCGAGACCGAGTGGAGCCATGACCATGTTGGCGAGACCCAAAGGAGCCCCGATGTGGGACCCACGGGACAGCGCAGAGTAGGCGAACATGGTTGGGTTGATGGCTTGCTTCAGGTATGCGTCACGGTCCTTCTCTGGCATCCCAAGGGAACGGGTATACGCCAGGGCAGTGAACATCGCACCAGCCATACCAGTGGAGATGATGGCCTGCATCACGGTGTCAACCGCACGGCCATTCTTCGTGGTGTCGTGGTAGGCACGTACCGCACGGGCGTTCATCGAGCGCATGGTGAAGTTCTTGAACTGCATCGCCATCTTGATCCCAGCACCATACGCCTCAGTGTCCTGGGAGGACAGCTTGTGAGGACGTAGGATGGTCTCGTCAGCGATCTTGTCACCAAGGCGCCAGATGTCCATAGAGCGAGGATCAGACTTGAACAGGTTGGCGTTCACGATCTCAGCCTTTCCGTTGCGGAGGACTGTGGCCTCACGGACCAGATCCAGCATCCCATCCAGTTGGTCCTGGGTCAGCGACATGGACTTCAGCCGTTCAGCATCAAACAGCTTCTTGCCCATCTTGGATGGAGCGCCGTGGGCCATATCGACCAGCTCCTTCAGCACACCCTGGCGACCAGCGTCAGCGATGTAGTTCGACGATTCAGTCAGGAAACGGGTCAGCGGCCAACGTGCAGCAGCCTCACCAGTTGCCCACTTCAGAGAACCAACAGCCTTAGCCACCGCAGGGCTCGCATCGGCATGGTCACGAAGACGCATGATGATGTCTGCACGCTGTGGACGGATCAGGTTGTCCAGCTCACGACCGAACAGAAGCCCGTGCATGTCATTGAGGAACTCTGGAGTCGTCTTCGAGCCCCGGGTCATCAGGTCCTTGATGAACGGGACGCCCTTCATGAGCATGTGGGTGTGGCCCTTGGTGACCAGTGCGG